TAAGTTATCAACAGGATTACCATTAAATGTATAGTACACCGTATAAAACATTAAACAGTCCTTTCTCTATATAATGTTAAAACACACCCACAATACCAATCATGATCTGGCTCAATAGTCACTCCTGTAACTCTCAAACGCATACCTTGTCCTAACTCATCGGCATCGGCTGTCTGCATTCTCTGAAAACCATTCCCAATCATAGTTTGTTTATTGACAAAACGGAGTAGAGGTGTCTCGTATGCAAAAATATTATAAATACCATTTCCAGTTGGGGCAGGTGTTATGTTTTCATATTGTTTAGTCGTAGAATTCCAATCAGCATTCCAAAACCCTGCAGTTCTATTTCCAGACTCATCTACTGGCATAAACACTAAGCCTCCCCGTGGATCAGTTAAATCTGAAACTATTTCAATACTACCATCCCCATTAGCTGGAATTATTAAATAATTATTATATAAATTATAATTAGTGCCACTACTCAATGTCCATGTAGGAACTATAGGTACTATATCAAAAGTAATCAAATCAAATCGTGCATCCTTCCATATAATATACCCTTCATGAATCCATGTACGATTTTCAACAATATTAAAATCAAGGTATAAATATTGAGTAAACGGATCCCCAACTCTATGACTCAACATAAATAATTCACCATTACCAACATCTGTTATATCACTTGCATCATCCCCCGCTCCAGTAAAATAAGTAGTGCTTCCAGAAACACGTGAAGACTCGTGCACTTCTAATTTACCACTTGCATTAGTACCTGCCAACTCAACTTCGTTTACAACTGAAACTTCATCATAACTCTCTAAAGGTTCTCCATCATGATTATTAATCAAATCGCTTAATATAAGCTCATCTCCTGAAGATAATTCAGCCTTAAAATAAACATTACAAGCATCACCTATTACTGTAATATAATTTAGTGCAGTTACTATTTCTGAATTACGTATTTCATACCCTAATTTATCTGTTGCTACTATACCATTTGGAAAATCTTGAGAAACAGAAAATGTATATTTAACATCTGCCATAAAAAAATCCTCCTTTAGTGATCAACCTTCCAAAATTCAAGCTCACAATTCCAAATACTTGCTGTTGCTCTAGCCGACGGTTTATACTTAAGTAAAATAATATGAGTGCCTTCTTCTAAATCAATATATCTAAAATTAGAAACACTGTTCAAATCTCGCCAATCTCTAGGTCTTTTATAGTAATAAAAAATATCAGCTTCATCTACTACAACCATAGCTTCAAAATATCTAGATGTTGACGATATACTCCATTGATAACCCCACCCAACCCTATACTTACCTTCTGGGACATCTACCACAAGTTTTAACTTAGTTGACCAATACTTATAATTAGTAGTGCTAGTGCGGTCAAGTTCATTTATATGATAAAAGTAAGAAAATGGAAATGATTCCCCTCCACCACCATAGCCAGATTCTTCTAACTCAAATGAATCGCTGTCTAACCTATACACTAATCGTTTACCATCATCCTCCGACGTAGGCTCTACAACCGGCTTACTTTGTATCTGCACCGCATTATGTACTAGATCCGTAATATTGGCTTCTACATGAGTGTGTCCAATATCAGATTTAGTATTAATTTCAGATTCAAGATCACTAGCAGTTGAATTTACATACTCTACACTTGCTATATTATCTTTATGTAAACTTCCACTTGTAGTTAATTCATAAAACGTTAGCCCATCAGTCGTATTTAACCTAAAATAAGGTATATAACCAGAATCTAAATCCCCATGTGTAGCTCGTACCACTACCGGCCTTTCTGAACCAGATACACCTACAACAAAAGTTTGTGCATGCTCATTAAACATAAACCTATAATTTTCTTGTGTTCCTCTATCAACCTCTATACCAGCAACACCCGCTGACACACCAGGACCAGTCTCGCCGTTATTGATTATAAACATGTTATCATTAATAACAACAGTTTCTGTTTGCGAAATAAATTGAGTACCGCTAACCAATAAATTTCCGTATACTACTAAATCCCCATCAATAGGCCTTAATCCATTAACCAATAAATATTGAGGGTGATCGTCATTTGTTAAATTCGATAATTCAGAATGTGTATGTGAATGTGTAATATCTGATTTCTGTCCCAAAAACTGATCAATTTCACTTTCCGTATAATATTCTTCATCATGGTCATGATTTGCGTCAGCCTTAGTATTAATTGCTGTAGTTAGTGATCCAGAAATAGTATCTACTTCCGCCCTCAAATAATACCTACTATCACCACGTTCATTAGTCAAATATTGTAAATGATCATCAGAATCTAACCCACTTAATCCACTATGAGTTGTAACAAGCAAATCATCTATCTCAAATTTTTTATAGTAACGTAAATCATGATCATGTGCTAAATCAGCCTTACCATTTAACAAATCATCTGTAGCTGTTTTAGTATAACAATTGTCTGCAAAATCTATTATATCCTGATACAAACTACCAGATAATGTAGTCAAATCTATGTCGCGTACTATATTAGACGGAATTTGTACATCAGATAACTGCCCTAAGTGCTGAGCACCGCTAAGTTCATGCTCTTTAGGTATTACAGACGCTAATACTTTAAATCTACCAAATGCATCTACATCTGCTATATTTGACGACTCTACTCCTAACAACTGCATGCGATCAAAGCCTACCTGTATAGCCTGACCTATAGCTTCACCTTCATGATCTGCAACTATAGAGTCCAAAAGCGTTTGTTCATCTTCAGATAACTCAGCCTTGAAAAAAATGTGACATTCAATCTCATTTTCGACTGAAATATAAGCAAGAGCCTTTGTTATTTCAGATGTAGCTATTTCATAAGATAAGGTTTCTTCGTTTACTTTATTATTTTTGAAATCTTCTAGTGAATAAATATACTCAAAATTCATAGCTTTCCTCCATCATTATTTACTAACCATCCAAAACTCCAATCTAGCTCTACGAATTCTACTAGTAGCAGATGTGTTTTCACCACAGTATTGCAAACTAAAAGTATGATTACCAGACGTTAACTGTATAATAGAATGACCACTAGACAAAGTCCACCCATTAGGATCTTTAGGCTCCGTATTTAACTCCATTAATACCGTAGATCCATCTAAAATAACTCTAGCTTTAAAATCATTACCAGTAGTATTTCTAAGCCATTCAAACTGATAGCCAATCCTATAATAACCAGCAGGCAAAGTACTGCCTGTATTATATATAACTTTTGTTTGCCAACTAGTACTATTAGTTGTACTTTCAGCTTCGCTCTGACTCCAACCATACCACGAACCAAAAGGTTGCTCAAGATAAATAGTAGCTTGTCCACCACCGGCATTATAAATCTCATTAACAGCGTCACCAGTAAAATTCAAAATTGAAAACGGACTACCACTAACTGTAGTACCATCATCTTTTACTGTAATTGAAGAACCAGACCCAGGATCACCAGACTCTCCTTGATCGCCTTTAGCTCCTTGAGTATTAAATACTGTTAATGCAGACCCCTCTGGCAACAACTCTAATGTTGAACTACCGTCATCACGTTTAACCTGCACCTTTAATCTATCATCAACGTCTAAATCCAATACCAATGCTACAGTAGCAGTATTTTCCCCAACATTATTTGTTCTATTATACATCACCGCAGTTGTACCTGATACAGCTACGTATCCAGTGCCAGTGTTTAACGCAAGCCTCATACTACTATCTGTTCTAGTAGTTCCGGTAGTAATAGTAGTAGTAACTCTAGCTATAATTATATAAGTACCAGTCTGTTTAATTATTAATTCCCCAGAAGAAATAGAAGAAGTATCGAAAAAAGCAAGATTAACTTTACGTACATTACTAAAAGGAACATCAGTCCATGTAGTGCCTATCGACGTTCCACCGCTACCATCATAAGCATCAAAATAACCAGCAGAATCTCCAGATGTAGTTACCTGAGAATCTACATAATACTTAGTAGCTAAATGATAATCAGCAATAGGGTCTACCCCGCTAACAGTAGTCGTTATACACAACTCATCATCAGTCCCATCCCAAAACATAGCACTGTCATGATCAGTCCCAAAAACCGCCATATCATTATCTTTAAAATAAATATCTTTTTGACTGAATTTGGCCATCAAAACCTCCAACTATTATAGTGAATGGGGATGTAAAGAATAACAATAAACTATTCTACACCATCCCCCTCACCGCTAACCAGATTAATCAGGAATTACAGACCAATTTAATACATAATTAGCCGAATCAATATCACCCATAAAAGTAACTGTAAAACCTGTTGTTGTTTTCGAGCTAACAATAAACGCATAAATAGATGGCGGAGAATCAGTAGTATTTTCCAAAGATACATTTACTGTATAATTAGTGTTACTTAACGCAGTACTGAATGTAACAGTAACTTGAGACGATCCGTTAGATATAGCCTGCCTACCATGTTCATAAATCCTATAAGTGGTTCTGTTATCAACATAATTCTTTGTCGCAAGATCCGAGGCTTGTACAGGATCAATTCCAGAAACAGTGGCTGTAAATCCTCGTGTACCATCCACTCTAATATACTGTGTATGATCATCATCGGATAATCCTGATAAATCACCGTGGTCAGTTATGCCTTGAACCCCACTAACTGTAATAGTATTAGCAGAATCATTGTAGGTAACAGTCACCCCTCCTACACCACTCATAACAGTACCTACAGCATCTTGAGCACGCTCATCGAAATCGTTGTTAATACTATCAATTTGTGTCTGTAAACTACCACTAATAGTATCTACTTCGTTCTCGGTATAATACCTGTCGTCATGTATATGCTCAGAACTAGCATTAGATACACCCCCATAACTAGTCAATGCACTATATGAGGCTTGAGTTAAATGAAAATACTGGCCCGTAGTTCCGCCCTGTAATCCACTTAAATTACCATGTATAACAGTACTTCCAAAACGAACCCATTGCGATCCATTATATACCATCAACCGATCGCCAGTCTCATCCCATAATGCAAAACCTTCATTAGGTGTAGTATAATCCCATGACGTCCCATTCCATTCAGCAATGTCGTCGTCATGCCCAGACCATGTGCCTGTACCACTTACAACAACATACCGATCCTCATTTGATGGAGACCCGGGTGGTGTATTTTGAAAATTAATTACACTATCTTGCCAATCCAAATTCTGAGCAACACTGTCTACATACTGCTTGTCCACCAATTGCGTATTAGAAGTAAAAGTCGGATGAGAAGAATAACTCACAATACCAGTAAAATCTCTAGTACCATCTACCAAAACATACTGAGTATGATCATCATCACTTAATCCAGACAACTGTCCGTGATCAGTAATAATAGAACCACTTATACTAGCAATCCCAGTATCTACATAATTCTTTGTAGCAAGCTCATAAGACTGAACAGGATCTACACCAGAAACAGTAGATGTAAACCCACGACTACCGTTGACAAGTATGTACTGAAGATGATCATCGTCTCCTAAACCTGTCAAATTACCATGATCCACTACAATAGAACCACTGATAGCATCTACATATTGTTTTGTAGTAAGATGATAATCTTCAGTTGGTGAAACACCACTAATAGTAGTATCTAAACGCAACTCATTGTTAGAACCATCCCACCACAAATTAGAATCAAGGTTATCACCAAATGTAACTCTTTGGTTATCTTTTAATCTCAAATCACCATTAGTAAATTTAGCCATTTATCGTCATACCTCCTACGTATTAATATAACCTACGTTCAACCCAGAATTAAAATTAATACTATTCGATGTAATAGCTATACCAACTACTTGTACCCAACTACCACTTACAGTTGGTTTTGTATTCGTCAGCGCCCCATCTACAGTTGAAACATAAATTATATCTCCTGGAGTCCATGACCAACTATCTTTTCTAATTATGCCGTTCCATAAAACTTTTTTATATCCAGTACCTTCTTCCAACGCCAACACTATACATGGTATTCTAAACACACCGCTTGCAGCCGTACATTGTTCAAAATGCCCATTCGTTTTAACACGAAGAGGGCATGCAAAACCTGTATCATTCCAATCTACATTAACATATGAAAATTGGCCGCTATAACCAATTGTATAACCATGAATAAAATTACCACTGGGTGTGGTATCTAATTCAACACCGTATTGATTAAATGTCAGATCTCCCCCTAACTCAGGAGATGTATCATCTTGTACTTTACTTATACAATTGCTTTGTGCAACACCAGATGCAGCAACTTGCCAATTCAAATAATAATCAGTATCATCTATATACCCTGAAAAATTAACCCTAAAACCATTAACAGTCTTATTAGTAATAGTATAACCAAACTCTGAAATAGGTGGATTTTCCTTTTCCAAAGATATTAGTACAGAATAATTTGACGAACTTAACGCACTATTAAAGGTAATATCAGTATATATACTGTCATAACTCAAATGCTCTCTGCCGTATCTAATAGATCCACTAGAAGCTAAAACATCATCTACATACTGTTTAGTAACCAAACTACCAGATTTAGTAGGATAAATACCTTCTACTTCTCCAGTAAAAGCTCTAGTGCCGTCTACTAAAATATATTGTGGGTGATCATCAGCTAATAAACCTGTTAATTTACTATGATCACTCACTCCAGACGCTACTATACCAGAAACAGTCGAATACACTAACCTATCTAAACTAGAGTTATAAATTAAAACCCTACCATCAGCAATGCCAGACTCTGTAACAAATTTTGTACCTAATTGGTACGATGAATGTACCTTATCTACAGCGTTTTTAACTTGTATAGCAGTTGATGTATACACCCCATCAGTAATAGTCTCTGCTGCATTCACATAACCATTGTTATCTGGATCATAAACAGATTTACGCATGTAAATTTCTGGTGTTCCTGATCCACTAATAGCAAGACCTTTAGCATGTGATCTTTTAGATGGTGTATTAGGGCACTGTACAATAATATTACCATCTTTATCACTAACACTAAAGGTCAAAAGGGGGGTGGTGCCATCGTCATCATATAAAATCCAATTATCGATATCACCATCAAATAATTCTAATCTGTTAGTTTGAATTTTACGTAATAAATCAGTTCGTAAATCAACTATGCCAACAGTAGATTCAATGTCGTTTAGAACGCTGTTGTACTCGCCGCTGGCAGCGTATGTATACCTCTCCACGCCTGACAGTGTTATGCTATCACAAATAACCGCATAATTTTGTTCAAAATTAAAACTAGTAAAATAATAACCGTAAAAGCCGTCACCTTTTTCAGCCATACTGGCGCCACTTATAACAATGTTGCCAGTTTCAACATCTCGTATAGTAACAACAGGCGATAAGCCCAAAGCTGGCTCACCATCATGTGTGAAGTAGGCCAGTATCCACATAAACAGATTACCTCATTATTAATCTATTAGTACACCTTCTAAACCTAACATACATGAACATAAAGATTCTTTTATTAAAGCACTTAACTGTTTCCGTAATCTATCCACCAGAGCCGAGCGTTCACGTAATCCAGGAGATGGATCATAAGCTGTTTGATCATCACGTATACTGGCCCCATCAGTCATGGCTTCCTGCTTAATAAGGTTTTCTAATAAATCTATGGATGCTTGTAAAATTAAATGATCTTTTGTAACACAGCTAAAAGGTACCATCGGTGGAATCATAGCATCGCCATATGCTTCATAAATTTCTCTGTCAGAAAAATTAAACGAATAATACCAAATTGTTAAATCATTCTGACATCCACTACTAAGTGTAGATAAAGACCCACTAAATGTTAAATATTGATACCCATTAACAACAGGATTAGAAAGCGATGTAAATTCTAAATCCCCTATAGCTACACAAACCGGCCACCCACGATCACCTAAATTAACAGTTTTTCCATCAGACAAAACATGACTACATGAAATATCAGAATCGCATAACGCATCTTTATCGACAACTAGCTGTTCTAACTCTTTATTATCACCTACTAAACGTCGAATTTTACGAATAATTATTTCTTCATCTGCATCAAACTCATATTCTGAAGGATAAGTTATATTATGAAAAATAGATGGGGATAAACCATGTGTGGGAGATGATAAAGAGCTTTCTGCTCCTGTGGTGGTATTGTAATAAGATGATTTATACCAAATGTCACTTGTACCTTGTAAATGTAAATACTCATACGTAGAAACATTAGGTTGCAACGAAACAGAGTCTAAAAAAGTGTAAACTCCATCCTTAGCATCTGATGTATAAATACGCATAGTATTATAAATTTGAATAACAGTATCAATATCAGATACTTGAATCGTTAACTTTATCATAATATTATTCCCTAGCTTGTTATCTTCTAGTCAATTCAAGTTCCTGTATACGTTTACGTAATAATTTACATAAAGTCTCTTTATGAGCTAACTGATTTGCTTCTCTATACGCATACTTAAGTAATTTAATATCGGTTATTTTAGTTAATTCTTGTCTAGCTTTTCTAACCGGCATAGATACAATATCTTCAATCTCTAAATCCTTCTTTACAAAAGGAACGGTCAAATCCGAATTATCAGCATCTATTTCATTAGAACCATTAGATTGTGCCGATTCTCCAATCTCGTCTTCAAAAACTATTTCCCATACATCAAAATCCCGTAGCTTAACATTCCGCAACCAATTAACAAACTCCTCATTTTCAGGAAGATCGTGTTTTTTACCGTATTGTTCATATAATTCATCTAGTGAAACTTTAGCTCTAGGACCAATCGAACGCTTGAGTGCGTGTCTCCATATATTACTTTTATTTTTAATATAACCTTTCATCTTCCGTCTCCTCCTCTAAAATATTACTTCCGTTCCCTATAAATAAAGTATGGTTAGAATCTACCCTATCTATAATAAAATGAAGTATGTTAGATAATCTATGCAATACAATAACCATAAAAAACAACATCAGTATTGGCGGCAATAAATTATTAATATACAACTCATATAATCCAACCACAAACATCGCCACCCACACTGATACACAGTAAGGGCACTCTAGTAAATCGTGCATAAAACTTAATAATTTATTATTAGAATCAAAGCAATACTTACGGATAGGTTTAAAAATATCCGATTTAGAAATTAAATTAGTTAACGCCTCTACTAAAATTATTAAAACAACAACTTCTAAAAACATAACTAATCCCCAACCAACTACTATAAGTATGCTTTACAATATAATAATTTCAAAGTTATGCCCACAATACGTGGGCATAACTTATTCAAATTATTATAATGATCTATCAATGATACCCAAACCTAACATTCTTGGATCTAAACATGCAAATCCCACTTCTTCCCATCCAAAAAAGCCTTGCTTCTGTACACGTAATAAAGTAGGATCATCATACGCTTCATACTCTTTCCTAATAGGCATTACTAACGAATCATTAACACTTAAATCAAACCCAATAATCTGAGTTTCACCCAATGTATTTACAGTACCATCAGCCGCTGTAATATTAGGATTATCAAGTTTATACGCATTAAAATTATTGGAACCATCAGCTACAAACTTACCATAAGCCGATCCATTGCCATTAATGTTATATAAACCAGTAGCACCTAAATGCTGCACCTCATGAAGTGCGACATCCCAGATAGACCCCATACCAGCAGCTTGGAAAATTTCCCTGCGTGTTACAGGATCAATATCAGTATCAGTCCACTCTCGAATATCGGCAGCATCTTCTGGAGACACATAAAGATCTGTAAGTGTGCGGCCAATTCTTTTAAAACCAACAATCATCTTATTAATTAACTCTTTTGATAAATACCCAGCGCCGCTTCCGCCAGTAACTTCATAAATAGGTGCGGGCCTAGATCCTAACAACCCCTTACCATGAAAGTTAGATGTAGCTGCAGGAATAATTACCCTCCAACCACACTCCTCTTCGTAATCAGCAATCGCCTTAGCAGCTTTTTCTGCTGCACGCGCTGGAATATCAATCCTAGAATCCCTAGCATAAGAAATCTTCCAATCTCCAGACGCGTCAATGCTAAATGTAGGCACATACACATCTTCTCCTACACCTTCAATAAAATTCTGAGCGACATATCCAAGACCAGGTAATACCCAAACAGGGATTTCAAAGTCCTCTGCTACTGGGTAGCTAGCCTGAGCTCCTGGACCTAATGTCTCAACCGAAAACAATTGTCGCATAATAGAAGTTCTTTCGATAGCCTGTAATATAGGAGTAGTTAAAGCAGCCGCAAACGCTTTATAAGCCATTAATCCTTCAGGCGTATTAATAGCAGCTGTAGCTCTAAACAGTTCCCTCATTTCTCGTTCATCCATATTTAACACCCTCCTCAATAGTTTAGGATGCGCATATATAAGCGCATTAATCCTATAAATTTATATCTAACTACTTGAGTAGTTTAACTCTAATAGGGTATAGCGTAGTATTCGCCTCATTAGCAGAAACTTGTGCAGCTAAAGCACCCTTAACTACTACAGCAACAGCTTTATTAGCAGAAAGAGAGTTCATACTGCCACCTTGCCCTGTAAGCTCAGACATACTATTCTTCCTAACGCCAAGAACAGTTCCTGCGTTCAACGCACTGCTTCCATTAGCATAATGAATAGTATCCCAAATACCAAGGTGAGCAACTCCTACTGGCACTGGCTTAGTACCATTAATAACACCGTTATTATTATAACTAGGCTGTGCAATAGCATCCGAAGACCCTAAGTCTCCTGGCAGCACATATCCAACAGGATGTACAGAATGGTAGCCAGCCTTAACCTTCTGCATTAAAAATCCAAAACATTCTTTTGCTTCGTCAGCTGCAAAAATTTTAACAGACGCATCTGTCTGACTATCGTCCAAATAGCACGCAGATCCAGCATATGCCAAAACATTACCAGCGCCTCCGCTTATGGTAGTAGCTGCAAACTGACAAAATTGATTTTCTACAACAGGATGTCTAGGAATAAACATAATTATAGTCCCTCCTTAACCAAATTTAATTACTTATCACTTAATTTAGCCGCTAACGCTTTACCTAATTCTCTATACTTACTTACAACAGAATCATCTGGGGAAGTATTTAAATTAAGCAAAGAAGCTACAGCCTTCATAGCATCAATACCAGAACTATCATCAACCCCATCTCCATCAACATTAGCATTGACAGAATCATCAGACCCATCTGCGTCAGCACTCGTGTCACTAGAATTATCAGAATTATTAGAATCGCTTGCGTTAGTAGCATCGTCTGAATCACTTACAGTGCCAGAAGTTTGATCTGAAGCGTCAGACAATTCTTTCATAAGTTCATTTCTCAATTCAATTCTTTCTTCCTTATAAGCGGCAAACTCGTCATCACTCATATCTCGTAGCTTAGCTAATTGCATTTTAATCGTATCATCTGTAGAAGCCGCGACTTTCTCTGCTTTTAGCTCTGCGAAACGAGTTGCTGCCAGCTGATCTTTTTTAATAGCTTCAAGTTCAGCTTCCAGCTTTTCAGCCTTTTCAATTAATTCTTCTTTTTCTGTTTCAATGCTAGATTTCTCTTCTGTTAATTCCTTAACCTTGTCGGTTAATTCAGAAACTGTTTTTTCAAACTCTTCCACACTAGCGGCTACTTCTTCAAGTTCTTTGTCTTTTGCCTCTAAAGACGCTGTTAACTCGTTGATTTTTTCCGCTGATTGTGTCAAAGCTTCTTCAGTTTCTTTACGCATAGCAACTTCTTCTTGCTGCTTAAAAATATCATCAACAATAGCTTTAACATCTTCAATTAATTTATCAGACATGAAACTAAACCTCCTCTTAATATGTAATTGTGCCGCCAACCTCATTTTAATTAATACAACAACACAACTTATAATCCTTCGCCTATTCTATTATAAATTTATACTGTAGCTTGATCGCCTAAAAACACTAAAATATCAAATTTACAGTCTGCCGATGCCGCTACAGTAGCCTTAAATGTTACCACATTATTAATAGAATCCTTATCTATATAAGTGGTCAATCCAGCGGCTACAGCACTAAGCGGCGTTGCTACAACTTTTCCATCAGCAACTTTAAAATTGTTATATGTCACACCGCTAGACACTACTACCTCACTAGTGCCGGATGCCAACGTAATTTCTTTACCCCAAAGCATTGGCACTCTATGCCCATTCCCTAAATTTCTATAAACCACAGCTTCTTTGTCATCAGCATTCATTCGTACCACCTTTGGGATACTACTTCCTTGTCTAATTGCTTGTGGCATGAGCGATTTCCTCCTTAAAATTTATTAAGTATAGATTTAAGCGTTGACAAAAGATAGCCTCGTTTATCTTTAGCCGACGCGCTCTCTAACTTAGTTTTAGTATAGTCTCTTGTTTTTTCTATAATTTTTCGTCGTAAACACTCTGGATGTGTAGCTTCTCTAGATGGTGAAGTACATCCAGTATCGTATAGTGTACACCAATTTTCATGTAAAATTTTTGTGTCTGGGCCTTCATACGCAGCATCGATTACACGCTTCTTATAATTTACACATGTACCTACATAAGTTTGTCTTGTTAAATCTCTACTATTTAAACCACCAGGATCTTGTGATGGGCTAGTAAATTCTTGAGCATTATCTTTACCTCCACCAGCTCTTACATCATCTATACTCTCTCCATTTTTAATAGTGATGTCTACAGTAATAATATCATCATTACTATTAGTATCTGCATCTTGATTAGCCGTCTCTAAAATTAAAGATCTTGGATTTGCTGGCATTTTAACTAATCCACACCCAGAAAATAACAAAGTCTTTAATACCTTTGTTACTTTACCTTTAGCTATCTCTTTGCCATTTTGTACCACCCTAACCAAACTACCAAATGAAGAATTATCAATTATTCCCAAAACCTCAGCTTCTTTACGAGATAAAATCATGGATCCTATTTTAATATCATAATCTTGATAATAAGTCTCCATTGACAATTTCCACTTCCCGTCCTTAACTTCCTCCGCTAAATCAGGGAATCTACTTTTATATAAAATACCTGCAATTACAACATCTAAATCCATAGAATTCAACTCTTTTACGTTTTTCGATTTTAAACTCTCAATATCAATTAAATTACCTTCAGGATCTGTTATAGAACAAGAATAAATATGCCCAACAATTTGTGATTCATCGTGCTCTATATCAATAGCTTTATTAGGTATAGTGTTTAAAGCTTTAATCAATTCTTCAGGTAAAAAATAACTTTTGTTTAAATTCTCACCAGACGAAACAAAAATCCCACTAAAAAACAATAAATCTGGAGTTTTATTATCTGGGAAATCTACAACAGAAGCAACCTCTTGTAACATAGCCTCTGTTTCATCTACAACTTCTATTTTAGCTTCAACCTTAATAGGATCTTGTATATATCCGTTATCCGATTTCATTTTAATCTCCTATAAAATAATAAATAGCGCTAATTTTAAATTACTTCCCTAATCCAGATAAAAACCCTTCTAAAAATTCATCAAACTGTTTAGGAGAAAGTAACTCCTTAGCCTCCTTCAAAATATTAAATGCCGCCACATTTTGATCAGTTGGTGCTGGCTGATTACTTGGAGATTGATTTGGTACTTTAGTCTTAGGCGAAGTATTTTTACTCTTAGGCTTAGTTACTTTTCCTTTAGGCCTCCCTGAAGATGGGGTTCCTTTAGGAGCTCCTTGAGTCGGCTGTGTAATACCCATCTTTGCTTGTTGAAATGGGCTTCCAACTATACCAAAAGTCCCATCCATCACCATCTGCAGCTCTTCTTCCATATTAGACCTCTCTGTAAAAAAATCAAACCCCAACTCTTCTAATGCAGTTCTATACGATAACATTCTCCTATCTACAAGCTGTGATACAGTACTCATATAAAGAATTATATCCCTTAAAATAGTATTATCCCATCTAACTTTAGGAAACCGATCAAACCCCATAGCCTCAGCTATTTGTCTATATTCTCTATAAATCCATCTTTCTACTAATCTTCTAGCATAGTTAATTTCTTCTATTACAGCTTTAACTATTAAACCAGCCTCAGCAACATTAACATTTTCAGTACCATCTATCAAAGCTCTAGACATAGCAATAGCGCCAGTAATATCCTTATTTACTTGTGCATATTTATCCTCTCCTAAAATACTCTCTATTTCTGGAGACACTATCTTTTCTATCTCTAATGTATGATTCCACACAACATCAAATGATTTAGACGGAGTGTTAAATAACTGCGCTACTGCCGCTAACTGCTCTTGACTTGTACAAGGATATTCGTCATTACCAACTGTAATTTTCAAAATATAATTAGATATTCCATCTAATGTACTTAAATCTGCGTCACGTAAAGCTTTTTTATATTCTAAAGATTCAAAAGCTTTAATACCTCTTGGTTTAGGATATAAATCATACGGCTGCTTTCTATAGTCTATTTCACCAACATATAGCGGATCAAGCTCTATCTCACCTTTAGTAACAGACTTTTTAAAATCCGACGGAAGAAGTTTTATTAAAAGTTTTTCATCGTCAGTAAGATCTGAATACTCCTTATTAAATAACTTTTTTAGCTCTGAAGATGCTTTTAGTACTACCTTAGATTTATTAAATAATTGACTTCCTTCAAGCTTCAATAACGTTGGGTTTAATATAGTATAAGAAACAGGCATATAACCCTTAGACCATAACTTCTTTCTTGCAGCTAAATCTAATTTCAGAATACGATCATCTAATTTACGGCCATCTAACTTTGACAGTCTACTATTTAAATACTTCAAATTATCATGCCTAACTTTATCTGCTTTCTCTACCATACTATACAAAACATTTTTGGCTTTTGAATCTCCTTTAATTTTATAATATGTAACACCAGGCACATATTTACCTATAATCTTATAAGTACGTACAAGCCCTACCCTAAACAAATCAAAAAATATCCAATCTAATATTTGCTGAAATCCTACATCAAAATTCCAAACATCATAAAATAACTTTATATCAGGATCATCTATATCATTTTCAAACCCTTTAGCAGCAAAGTTAGCCAAGATGTCTATATGAGCCCCATACACATCATACTCATAATAATAACGTATAGCGTCAGTATATAATACATTAGGATCTTTATCCACAGGACTAGTCTTAACAAGATCCAATGTACTTCTAGTCACTGCGTCTCGTTTTATTACAGAAGCTAATTCAAACGTTCTTAAATTTATTGCCTTAGATGCTGGTAAACTAGCCAACTCTTTATTACGAGGCTGTAAATATAATGTAGACTTTCCACTAGACTCGTCTATTTCAACACGTTTAATCCCAACATCAGGATACTTTTCTTGCAATTCTTTTGTTATATTTTTTAATTTAATATTATCCATATCCCAACCCATTATGTTTTATCCATAGGATTTTGTGCATCTCTTTGCTCTTTCCACACGGCGGCCACTTGAAAAGCTCCTTTAAATCCTACAATGATACCTAAAACAGAAACAAACTGTATATTGGTTATTTTACCTAAACATAGAAGTATAGTAATAAGCGCTATAATCCAAAGTTTAACAGAAATAAACTGTGCAAACAATTTTTGAAACCACACATCCCAATACCAATTTTCACAAATAAAATAGTTTCTAGTATTTTCGCTTATACTCTTGTTTTCTAACTGATTTAAGTCTGTTTCTAAAGACTCTTCAAACCCTTCCACATTCTTATGTACAACATTTTTCACATCCTCTACTTTAACACCCATTCACTAAACTCCTTATAAAAAAGAATAAATAGATCTTCTACAATTAACGGTTAGTTAATTCTTTTTAATATCGCTGCGTTATGTGGGTAAGAAGAATTACTAAGTGAGGCTGTGTCAAATTTGGCTCCTGGAGTGTGAGGACGTACAAATCCCCGATCATGCAACACTTTAGTCTGTATTCCAGCCTGAGATAAAACTTCCTTTACTCCCCAAGAAGCTAACACTAACGCTGAGTACAAATCCTTATTTTGATCTCTTTTAGGAGTATCAAAATGTGCTACGCCTCTAGTGGTTTGTGTAACCACAATGTTCACTAGTTGACTTTTTAATACTTTTACTTCTTCATAAAGTTTCTCTAGCTTTGCACTCGATGTTAATGGCAATTCAGGAAATAATAAATCTTTATTTTCTAATAAAGCTAACAAATTAAAATTAGCATCAGAAATCCACTGTACAGTAGGATTTAGCAAATGTAATATTCTTCTACCACTCATATGTTGATTATCTTTGTCTTTAACATCTAATATAGGCTCAAAACCATCATACCCCTCTTGTAATAAATCTTTCCACGCTTTGCCACCACCCATAGAATCCATGTACATGCCAACTATGTTAAATGAGGTAAGAAGCCTTTGTATATGTTTAACATTATTCTGTATAGTCTTTTCATTTAGACGTTCTACATAAACTATTTTATGCGGAGGGCCTGCTTGAAGTACTACTATTCCAGCAGCAGCTCTACCGGCTTGGTTAGGATCTACTCCAAGCACATACTCGTTATCCGATACACCAGATGTGTGAATAGTAAACCCTGTTTTTAAACTACACTCTTCTACTAACGAGGCTTTAAAAAACCCGCTACTATCAGAAACCATAGCTGCCTCATACTCCATCATAAATTCAATTGTTGACATTGTGCGCTTAGCTTTTTTAATATTTTCCTCATCTAAAAACCCTTCTGGTAATAACTTATAAGGTATTTGATGAACTGCATACTTATCTTCCTCTCCTTCTTCAATCGCTCTCCAATATGCTTTCATCCTTTCCCACATATGGTTAAATTTAAAATACCCTGACGAAGTCATTATCATTTTGTTGGCCATATTATCAATAAAATCTTCTTCAGTAGCTAAACCTAATGCAACTAATTCTCGTTGGCGCTCCAACTCTCTAACTCTCTGCATAGGTTCTAATGATACCGCAGCCATAGGAGTAATAACTAAATCAATTATTTCGGACGGCATTTGAGCTAACTCATCTACCTCGATCAAATAAAACCTAGACCCGCGAATCTTTGCCCCATCCACGCCTACAGGCAGCGCTTCTATAAAACTACCATTACTACGATCAGTACCTTTAAATTGTAAATAACATGTGTCTGCACCCCTTACGGGTTTTTTCTCAGCGGCTTCACGTACAATTGAAGATCGTCTATATAATTTTTCTATCTCAGAAAAAATCATTTTTGAATTATGATTAATAAATCCATTACACCAATATGCATTTTCTATATCAACTTCTATATCTACCGTATCAGCATAAAAATAGCTTTTATCTAACGGCCTGACAAAAAATAAATTATTCTCAATTATTAACTTTAAAATATAATATTCATAAGATTTAAAGCCATGTGTATTGGAAATTCTTAGCAAGTTAATTATCTGATGTCTAAAAAAACCTTCTTTTTCACAGGGCTTAATTTTACTAATCAATTCAAGCTTATCTATACCTACATGTTTCGCTAATTTACTTATCAAATCATTTACAATATCAGAAGAATTCTGTATAACAACATCATCATCCAAATTTATTGAAGTGTTTACATAATTTAATAATTTAACTTGTTTTTTATTTATATTAAATCCTATCTCATTAACAAATTTATTGATATTGTCCTGTCCTGTAATACGTAATTTATATAAACCATATGTAACTAACTGCGCATCACCTATTTTAGTCACATCATACTCAAACTCAACATCAAGTATAGACACTATGCCAAAATTAAGTAATATAGCTTGTAATGTTTTACACAAAAATTTATTAGCAGACGTATAATCAACTGTTAGTACTTCACCTGAGTCGCTGGTTACAACACAACAATCCCCATCAACATCATACAATCCCCGTAAAAACCACTTCCACTTATCCTTATTACACTTATACAAAATAGAAGGTATATATGATACACCAACCGATTTAAATAAATTACATAAATCTTTATTATACAACTCAGCAATAAAACAACCGCTATAATCTCGTCTAATAGAAGGTTTTACACCAAACTGCTTATATATAACATCACTATATACATTAATTATATCTTCGTCTGTAGTACGTAAATAAACCAAATGTTCATTCTCTATACTACCATGCATACAAATCAATCCTAAACAATAAGCTAACTCATTAGTTATAAACCCATTCTCAACCGAATCATCTAAAAATTCTTCCATACCTGATCTAATAACTAAATAATCATTACTATCTATAGACTCCAATTTCTTATAGTCAAAGCCCAGGCCTGTCCATATTAAAACCCGATGGTTCTCATCACCTTCTATGCTAAACCCTTTTTCGCATTCCAATCGAATACACTTTCGATTATAATTTATCCATTTATTCTTTACTTCATTAAACCTCTCTAATGAAAATATACTATCACCAATATTAATATTATCATACAACTCCTTAGTTGAACACATAATTCCCTTAGAAGTAATAAACACTGAAGGCTTATGAGAAAGCACTAGACATTGCCTAAATGAAGGACCTATTAAACCTATCCTATACCCAGGATATAATAGTGCATGTAATAACGCATTGACTCCTAATAAAAAGGTATTATGATTTATAAATCCATTTGCAAAATAATTAGGCTCAGTATGCTCAACATCCATGTCCATTTCAAAATCATAACAATCCCCTTCCCACCGCTCAACACTCTTTACTTCATCAAAAAAATAATGTGTATAAAAAAGACTGGCTAACTTATCTAGACTAACTTCAACTTCAGACAAACTAAAGCCCCTATCCTCAATAAATTCACATTGTTTTAAAAAATTGTATAGTTGTATATAGGTCAGCCCTTTCTTAGTGTTAAAAAACATATTAAAAGAAAGTTTTGTAGAATCAAAATATGTAGAATTATAATACTCAATAATATCAGAACACAACTTCAACCCATAAGGTATAATATCATTACCAACATTTAAGTCACTATCAGTAACTCTATCTCTAGTATCTAATCTACTACCTATTAAATAATTAAAAAGCAAATAATTATAAGAAACTACATCTAAAATTAAAACATCCTCACTTCTTCTTAATCTGGATACAATACCTAAATTAAGAAGCATTAATTGTATTTCTTTTAAAAACTTATAAGATGTAGATAAACAAGTTAAACGGCCACTATTAAATGTACTATTAGCATCAAAATACCCTTGTAAAAACGCTATTTGCACCTCTATAGTCCCCTGCCTAATTATTATAGGCACGCTATCCGATGCACTGCTATCTCCTATAAGTAACCCAATTAAATATGCATCATCAAGTGAAAATTTATAGGTACCAAAAACTCTCTGTCCTCTCTGAATACAAATTTTATCACCAACCTGTAATTCTGATAACGGCTTATACTCAAACTCGCAATTAGTATTCAATGTTAAAAGTGCATGCTGTTTAGAACCTTTATGTTCAAACCCATAATCAGTAACTACTTTACATCCTTCGATCTTCTTTTCCAAAGCAACTCTTTTTGTACATCTAAACCCATCAGAAGTATAAACTATTTCATCACATTCTATTACCTCATCATCCCCAGTAGCTAAATAGGTTGGAATAGATGGCAGTATTTCATATAAATAAACCAACCCTTTATTCTTAATATAAGTCAAGCTATCTATCGAACTACTTTTACCAAGACCACGACCAGCCACTGTTATAACAAAATTTTTAAACCACATATCCCTTAATATAATACGCTGAACAGGCGCCAAATCTACCTTAAGTAAATCAAGAGCAGCCATTACTGGATCATGTCTATAAAACTGTATAAGTTCTGCGCCTCGATCTAACAACAGCTCAAAATCATCATATACTTCAACTAATTTTGTAGTCATACTTAAGTACCGCTATCCACATCATTTCTATTACCAATAAAATATTTAGCACGTTCTTTTTTTAAACTTTCCTCTTCTTTTAACATACTACTAGATTTTTCATATAATTCACGCTTCTTATCGTTATCAAACTGCACAGCTAAATCTACAATAGACAATCCTCCGTATTTCTTTGGATCGATACGATCTTTTCTCCTAGCTGCCAAATTCTCTTTTAATTTTTCTGTTTGTTTTCTAAGCTTCTCAACTGCAGAAGAAACATCAACGTGCCTAGTAGGATCGTCTTTACTAGTTTTAAGTAAACGCATCTCTAAAACTTTATTCATAGCTATACCCATCAAATCATCCATATCATTAGCACTTAATTGAGTTTCATCAAAATCATTTAAATAAATATCTACAAGACCTTCGTACATTTCAAACTCATCTGGAGTAAAAATATCGTTTATCGGTAAATACTTCTTTAACATTTCTTTAATTTTAGGAACTTTTTTAGCACGTCCCATATAAACCTCTCCTCCAAATCAAGTTGCTTACTTATCTAATCGGATTTGCGGAAAATCCAAGCCTTAGGTGTCGAGTCTATGACAATACTCCTTCAATAACAATAAAAACTCTGGCGTCATTTCATGACCAAATAAATCTTCTATTTCTAATCCAAACCCGACTTCTAACTGAGAAAGATTTACCAATTTTTTAAAAGTCATAACATCATCTATAGAATCTAAAGATTCTTTATTAAGATCAAACCATTCCATGACCTCATAATCCACATCTGCATATTCGCTCTTAAGACTGCCAGCTAAAGAATTTTTTCTTCTAAAATATGACTTTAATGACTTAGAAATTTTATTACGTGTCTCAATACTATGTCTTGTACCTAACCTTTTTTGACGTATCTTCTCTTTTGTTTCTTCGCTAAGACAATGCCCAAACGGCCTTCCTCGTTTACGCACTACTCTAACTTTATCCATTTATAGTTTAGTCCCTTCAAATAATATATCGTCTATAGTGCACTTCAAGAACCTATCTGATCCAAACAATTCTACAGCGACTACAATCTTACTACCTTCTACACTTACTACTCTACACAACATCCCTTTAAAGGGGGTTCTTTTAAGTTTATAATGTTCTCCTACAGCTATATTATTATTTACAACTATCTCATCATACTCCTTAGTAGCAAGGTCTTTAACACGATCAATCTCAAAATCAGTACATTTTCCCACATAATTATAAAAATAAGGACTGGCCAACAATCTATTAGTAATCCTATCATCATCTTTATATTTAATAAAAATATAATTGGCGTATAAAGGAACTTCCTTTTTAGTAGATCCACGCCTTTTATTAACTAGTGGATAAAAAACATTCTCTATTCCATCAAAAGCTTCCAAAAAATAAATAGCCTTTTTATACCTATTTCTATTTAATGTCCATACATGCCAATCACACATTTTACTCCACCACATCAAACTTTGTTACTTTTTTACAAACAGTGCATACAGCCATTATAGTACTTTTAGGTGCATAAATCTCATTTCCACATTCGACACATTTAAAAAACTCACGTCTTCTAGAACGCCTTGGTTTTGAAAATTTAAAAGGTAACTTTTTATAATCATCTGCAAACTTACTCTCTTTATGTATACGCTCTCTATATTTACCTAACCCCTCTTCAGGAATCCATCTACGATCACCCATTACAACGCCCCTCTATTATCAGAATTAAGGTGTACAAACCTTCTACTAGCTATATAATCCGCCAAAAATACAGATAATTCCATACTAGAATACTGATTAATATCTTTCCTAACATGCACATCTGTCCACGGACCATAATGATAATACACACAATAATAAATGATAGCTGCTGATTCTCTATCTAACTTATCAGTAAAACGTTTTTTATAAACATCAGCTATTAGTTTAGCCATAATTTGAGGATGTTCTTTTACTGTATGGCCAGTTTTCTTTAACCCCTGTTTAGTCAAATCATGCAACAAAACAGCAGCAGAAACTTCGTCTCTTCTAGATTCACAATCTAGAGCTCTAGTCAACTCATACGCTAATTTAAAAACTTTCTTAGTATGTATAATAGTACCATCTCCACCAAGCTCTTCGATAGGATGGTATTTTCCAGAAGAACTTGACGGACAATCATAAAATACATAATCAGGAGCTTCACTAATACAAGCCACAGTAAAATCCTTAATATCCTGCCTAGAAATCAAAGCCAGCTCATCTTCAAATACTTTTGTTTTATCTATAAGACTCATATTAAATAATAAAAAGCAGATAAAATCCAGCCTGCCCTTTCCCCCTTTCAAAATTCTAAATATATAAACTAATAACTATCTAGCCCTAATATACGGTGTATCAACAGTTAAATTAACTATATCCGTAGTAATTGCTGGAGATTGTGCATTATACCCAGGCCTTGGACGCATTCTCCATGCACGATTAGGTTGATTATTATATTGTAATTCCATATAATCAAATTCAGCCCCAGCCCTTCTATCAAGAGTAGGCCCCTCATCTATCTTTATCCAGTATGGATTACTAAACGCGCTTTCAGGTAATGGCATCTAGATCACCCTCTTTTTAAACTCTTCGTACTCAACATTTAATTTAGCTTTAACCTCATCATCAATTTCTTTATTCGCCTGTATCCATTGCATTAACATCAACGCAAATTCAGGGACTTGATCTCCTTTCCATTCATATGAAATAGATATATACTCATCAGCGTTACGCTTAACTCCCACACGCACGTATTTATAGTCCCCATTACGCATAATTTCTGAACCTATAATCTCACTCGTCTTTATTACCAACGTTAAATCATTATTTTTTGTTTTTTTACTTGCCATAATAACAACCTCCAATCATTTATGATTTACTATAAGTCTTGCAGTACTTATAGCAGTCCTATACAAGTATTTTAAATCATAGTCATTATATATTATAAAATCACACACATCATCCGTTATAAAATCTACACTGACTTCAGATATATGATTAGCCCCATGTATCTCAGGAGCACTATTACGTATAATTTTAATTAAAATACCATGCTTGGACTTAATATATTTTGCCTCATTAACATATCTTATATCTGTAATAATGAAATTCTTATCTCCTGAACCAATAGTTTTAGCTACCTTCTTAACCCAAAAATCGTTATCTATACTTCTATAAAACTCACCTACCATTTGTAATATTTCTCTAGCAGTTAAAAAAGATCCATCCGACTTAACAAACCTAGAATCCTCTACTTCTTTTTTATTGCCCCATAACTGCTCATATGTAAGTCCAAAATGCTCCATACACAAACATTTAAGTTCATCTGCAAACGCTAATCGTAAAAATTCAATATCAAAATCAGTTAAAAATATTTTACTTAAATATTCAGCAAAAGTATCTTTACCTGCCCTAGCCTTACCAACCAAACCTATAATCATATTTTACCACCCATCCTTTTTATAGTCTTATCTAATTTATCAAGTTCCATAGAAAATTTTCTCGTTTTAGCATCTACTACAGATATAAACTCATCAAGCTTTTGATCATCGTTTGTTATACACTCACTTCTAGTTATTGGTATTAATTTAACAATAAACTCCTTACACCTAGGACAACTATGTTTATCTTTATGTAATGCGATTATATCACCATTATCATCGAACTCTACCCAATATTTAAACAACATTTTAATTAATCCTTTATTGATATATCAGTTGACCATATAGCCTGATCAATCCTATATGTAAGTGTTCTAACATCTACTTTAAGCTCTCTAATTTTATCAAACAAATCGTCTAAATCTAAAGACACTTTAGACTTATCCTCAACTTTTAATGCTTTTTCATATATTTCCAATAATAAATCTAATTTAGATTGGAACGCATCTCGTATTGCAATGGCATCAGTTAGTGCTAGTTTAGTCCCATCTAAATTAATAGCTATAGAAGACTTAGAACTCTCTATAATTCTAGCAAATTTTTGATATTTATTATACAACTCATCTAATTCACTCAGCTTAGTATTTATAGCCGCCGACAAAAACTTAATATTTCTATCGTCATATACAAACAAAGACTCTTTTATATGTCTAGCTAGCATATCTGCATTTTCTTTAATATGACTTTTTTCTATTATAGCTTCTATTAAATACATATGCTACTCCTAATTCAAAAGTACTAGCGAGGATCAATAATGATCCTCGCTATCACCTGCTTACTCAGGCTGAACTTCTTGTGCTTGTACGCCTTTATCAGTTTCTACTAATTTAAACGTGACTGCTTGTCCAGGCTTCAAAGTTTTATATCCATTCATTATAATATACGAATAATGTGTAAAATATTCAGTACTATCATCTCCTTCTTTCACTATAAAACCATATCCACGCTCAGGTGAAAACCACTTAACAACTCCAGCAACTCGTTCTTCAGACATAAAATCAATCCTCCTATAATTATAAAATAGCCGCCATTAAACATCCATGTGCCACTGCTGTCATAGGATCCGATGCCCTTCTAATTTCCTTTACGTCAAACGGCAACTTTTTCTTACTACTTTCTTCTTTAAATCTTTCACTAAAATTCCTAGCTAATGTTAAACCGCCAGATAACACAATAGGTAACGGTTCCCTAAATGATGGAAGTTTAGCCCTATCTAATTCATAGATCATGTTATCAATAGCATAATTAATTAAAATATTATAATACACAGACAGCGCTTCTTGTATTTTACCATTAGGATTCAAAAGATCCACATCCGCCTCTTCTTTTTCAATCTGAACTAATGATTGCGTTAAATCAAGAGCAGTAGCTACAGACTGATCAATCCAATCCCCGCCTTTAGCCATAGAAAATTGAACAATAGGATCTCCTTCATACACAACAGCAATATTTACCATACCAGCTCCAAAAGAACAACACACCCCTGTAAGGTTGTCATCTAACAGTTCTGAAAAAGCTATGGCAAAAGCTTCGTTTATAGATGAAGGATTAAACCCCATCTCCCTCAAATAGGCTTTCATCATTTCTTCATGATAAAATATATCAAACTCAGCATCTATAGGAACTGCAGGAATAGAAAAAACTAATTTCTCTCCGTCAGATGCCTGTCCTATAATACTCTTAATTAATAATCTAATCATTGAAAGCGACGCTTTTTCTTTTGGTGACAACACACCTTTACTCATTGGTCTGCTAGCTATAGCATTCCTTTCATTAGCCATCTGAATAGCATCCTCTCCTACAATTACAAAATCATCTCCGTCTATAATAAAATTTACCTCTCTGCCTTCAAGAGACATTCTTATACTTTTTTTATTAACTTCAGATTTAGGAGTAATTCTAAAAAATGCATCACGCTGCTTTTTATAAACAGGTCGTCCTTCACTGTCCATAACAGCAGCAACTAGCATGTTAGTACCTATATCTAACCCTACACCCTTATCCATAATTCTCCTCCCTATAATTTAAGAAGCTTACGTAATTTATGTATATCCTGCTCTACACTACGTTTAACAGTTTTGTTGTCTTCCTCAACTTTAATGTGGGTATCAAGCTTTCCCTCCCTTTCTTTAACAGACTCATCCAACGGATCTATAAATATGCGAGTCTCAAGCTCAGGTCTAGGAATCTTACTTCCTACCAAAGGCTCTATAGACCCGTCAGATATTTTCTGATAAAGTTGATTTAATTGGTTTTGTAAATCTGTTATAAGCTCGTTAGAACTAACACTACTCTCAAGCCTAGTAGTAAGTTCCGTCACTTTATTCTCTAAAACATGTGTTTTAGCAACCAACTCGTCTTTAGTCTTTGATAAATCTGCTATAGATTTATTAGCTTCTGCCAATTGGGTCTCTTTAACTGCCAACAAGTCTTTGAGTTCTTTAATTGTATTTTTAAAATTATTAATCTCTTCATTAGAGACAGATTTTGAAGACTGTATAACATTAGTAAGCTTAGCAATCTCTGCATTAGCATTTACTAATTTTTCTTCTGCTAAGGAAGCTTTCTTACGCATAGCATTCAATTGGTCATTAAGATTTTTTAAGCCGCTTTCATAGCGTTTTCGTTCTTCTTCCTTAGCTGCCATTACAGCTTCATCAAGTTTTTTTCTAACTTCTTCCAACGGAAGTTGTTGTGGTGAACTTATACTTACATTCTCATGTGTAGCAGTAATACTTGGGCTCGCCTCTCGTATACTTTTTTCTAATTCTAATTTTTGTCTAAGTTGCAAATCTCTAGGCCCTCTTCCCATAAGTATACGTCCTGGTTTTTGTTTATTATAAGTAATTTTTGCCATGCCTAACCCCTTACTTTAAGTACCTTATCTACAACTCCATATTTTTTAGCCTCATCTGCTGACATATAATAATCACGATCTATATCACTACGCAACTTTTTAACTGTTTTTCCAAGTAACATAGCTAACTCACGTACTAAAACTTGATTCAATCGTTCAGCCTCTTTAGCTGTACGCATCATATCTTCTACATGTCCTTGTGCTCCAGCAGAAACTTGATGGAGCATTACTCTAGAATGTTTTAACGCGTAACGCTTTCCTTTAGCTCCAGCCGCTAACAAAAAAGCTGCAGCACTAATAGCCTCACCTACACAAATAGTAGATACATCAGGTTTAATATAATTTATAGTATCATAAATAGCCAATGCTCCGGTAACTATTCCGCCTCTACTATTAATATACATAGTAATATCTTTAGTAGAATCTTCAGCCTCTAAAAACAACAATTGTGCTACTATCGAATTAGCTAAAACATCATCAATTCCTCTACCTAAAAAAATTATTCTATCTTTCAGCAACCGTGAATATAAATCATACATACGTTCACTGCTGCCTTCTCCTTCAATCACATACGGAATACTCATACCGCCTCCTATAAAATAATAATACTTATAAAAATATTATTCACTGTCCTATATATATTATAGAATATTTTCCAATATTTGTAAAGCAAACTATATATAATATAAATATATCTTAGTGTTATTGCTCGTTATTTGCTAAAATTTTAATAATATCGGTATTTAAAAATTCACGCACATCCATACCCTCAAATTCTCCGTCACCAGTTCGTTTCGGAACCAGTTCATCCCAATAAATTTTATACAAATAATCACCATCTATGGGATAACTTTCTTCAAACAGTTTTTTCCTTAAAAACGCTATATTTTTTAATACTTTGTTTTTTATAGGATCTGGAAGTTGCGCAATAGCTCCAAACGTACCACGATCAATTTGATGATCTCCAGTACGTAATTGTTTTTCAGCTTCAGAAGTAAAATACATTATATAATAAATGATTTCGGACTCTTCGTAAGACAGTCCAGACTCTTTTACCTCTAAAGAATATTTATCGACTAATTGCCGCTGCTGTACTACCTTTAACATAGCATCTTTAACTAGATGCATAGAAGATTTAGATTCTCTTTCGGCCTCTTCTAAATAAATCAGCTTTTCAGCAATTGCTAATTCCATTCTTTTTCTATCATATTCTTGATCACACGTATCTAACTCAGCGTATAAATTTTCAAGCTCCAATTTAATACGCTCTACTTTAACAATAGCTTTTTTCTGACCCGTCTTAGCCGCATATAAAGCATTCAAACGATCTTGCATTTCCATAACTGCTTGGCGCAATTTTTTATGTGGCGTAAAATGTTGCTCGTATTGAACACACATATCCTGAAACTGCGATTGAGAAATAACAACTTCAGATAAAACTGTTGGGTATAAATCACTTATACTTTTTTCTTCTCTTATAATATTAAGTACATCATTAATTCCTTCCTGCAATGCAACTGGATATTCATTAGAAATAAGTTGCAAAAACTTATTTTCTACCTGCTCTCCAATCACAGTCAAAGCCTTCTCTTTATCCATGTAAATTCTCCTTTATATAAACATTGATACAAAATCTGTACCATCAACACCTGTAGCTTTAGTTCTAGAAGAACTTAAATTACCAACATGACTAGCTGTACCAGAATTAAAAGGAAATAATAATCGTTGTATGGCTGTGGATAATGATCCAGTATAGCCACCCATTGCATATCCATAATCTGTAGAGTTGCATGGAGCCGCATACCCATTATTACTATACAAATTACCTACTGCTGATGCAGTTCCAGAATCAAATGGAAACGTAATCCTATCAACGTTAGATAAATAAACTCCATATTGACCTCCACAGATATACCCATGAGTAGAAGAATTATGCATTGAACAATTTCCTCTTTTACCACTCATATGTCCTACATTAGTAGCAGTACCAGAATTAAACGGAAATGCTATCCTATTTATTTGACTGATAAAATCACTCCCATTATGACCTCCACAACTAAACCCATACAATGATGAATTTATACCTCCATACAAATACGCCTGCTGAAACGGCAATGAACCAACATTACTAGCTGTCCCTGAATCAAATGGAAATGTTATTCTGTCTATTCTATTACCTGACCACTCTCCTCCGACAGAATATCCATATGTAGAACAATTATACGCACCTCCAGTCTTAACACTAGACGATAAATTACCTACTGTTGATCCAAGACCAGAATCAAAAGGAAATGTAATCCTGTCTATCCATGTAAACCCGGTGTTTTCATTAGTTTGTCCTAAAGCAAACCCATATTGAGAGGAGTTGCATCCTGAAATTGCCTTCCTAGAACGCTCTAAGTTACCTACCTGAGCAGCAGTTCCAGAATTAAATGGAAATGTTATTCTATTTACATTCTTTTCTAAACCACCACCAGTATTTTCACCTGCCATTAAATATCCATATGGAACATTACTATATCCGCTAGAACTACTAGACCCTTTACTTACTAAGTAACTTACTAAAACAATATCTCCTACTTCAGGTGCGGTGTTAAAAGTAATAGTCCCGCTAGTTATTGTATAATCTTCGCTACTCCCATAATTTTGTAGTAACCCATTTAAGTACACGCTT